AGCGCTTTGGCAACAAGCGGTCTTGGGCAAATATATGAAGATTCGCAGGGTCGCATTGCCTACGCAGACAGCACGCATCGAGGGTTATATCTTGCCAATAACGGATATGTGGAGCTTTTGGTCGGTGATGCCTTATACGGCGGCGTAAAGACTGTCACCCGCGCAGGCGATGTGCGAAATCAAATTACAATTACATATAAAGCAAATGCTCAAGCATCGGCTGAAGATTTAGAATCAGTCGCCATATACGGCAACCTGGCGCAAAATATTGCCACATCATTGGAGCATGCGGCTGATGCGGCAGATCAGGCTCAATTCTATTTAGATTTGCGAGCCTTCCCACAAGCATTCTTTGATTCGGTTACTTATGAGCTGACAAATCCCACGCTTGGCAATTCTGATCGCGATGCACTTCTTGAAGTCTTTATGGGGCTACCAATTCGGATTACTGATTTGCCTGTCAATATGGGTTCGCAATTTGAGGGTTATGTCGAAGGCTGGACATTCACATCGGCATACAACAAGCTTCAGATCACTTTAAATCTGTCGCCTGTGGCGTTCTCGACTGTAGCTGAGAAATGGCAATCTGTGAGTGTCGCCGAAGCCTGGAATACCCTATCGAATACACTTCAATGGCAAAATGCGTTCATCGTAGGATAAGGAGAGACAATGGCTAACCCGACCAGCAATTTTAATTGGCAAATGCCCACAAATACAGATTTGGTCAAGGATTTGCCAGCCGATTTCGAAGTCTTTGGGCAGGCAGTGGATACATCATTGGCTGATCTCAAAGGCGGTACTTCAGGTCAAATCTTGTCAAAAAATTCAAATACCGATATGGATTTTGTATGGATTAACAATGATCAGGGCGATATAACAGGTGTTACGGCAGGCACGGGATTATCAGGTGGGGGAACATCGGGCGCGGTCACAGTATCGTTATCAATACCCGTTGTTGAAACAAGCGGCGGCACAAATCAAACCGCATATACCACAGGCGATCTTCTTTACGCTTCAGCATCAAATACTTTGGCAAAAAGAGCTATTGGCACAAGCGGGCAGGTTCTTACCGTAGCAGGCGGCGTGCCCACATGGGCAACGCCAGCAGGGGGCGGCAAAGTCTTGCAAGTTCTTTCAACAATTAAATCATCAACTTTCACAACAACATCAAGTACGGCGACAGATGTGACTGATTTGTCCGTCACAATCACTCCAAGTTCAACATTGAGCAAAGTTCTAGTTCATTACAATTTAGCTTTATACAACTATGTCGGAGTTGGTATTTCATTCATGAATCTTGTTAGAGGTTCAACTGCGCTTTCACAAGGAACGGCAGACGGAAGTCGAATAGTGGCAACAGGTGGTATTGATGGAACTAATACTTACGGACCGCAACCCGCCATCGCTGGCAATTATTTAGATTCGCCATCAACTACTTCAGCGACAACTTACAAAATACAAGTATGGGCTCCAAACGGCACTCAAACATCGGTCAATCGTTCATACGAAGACAGCAATCAAAGCAATAGACCGCGATTTGCATCAGTAATCACAGTTATGGAGATTGGAGCTTAAAAAATGGCACAAAATATTGATCTCGCCAAATGCCTGGTGTATTTGTATCCTGGTGTTGAATGGGCACTTGATGACAACAATTTTGATACTTTGCAATGGTTTAGTGATCTTGAAAAGCCGACTCTGGCAGAACTTCAATCAATATGGTCTGAAGTGGTTGCGGCAGAGCAAGCTAAAGAGCAAGCCAAAATTCAAGCAAAGTTGGACGCTGAAACAAAATTAGCGGCTTTGGGCTTGAGTATTGATGATTTGAAGGCGCTCGGATTTTGAGTATTTATCCGCAAGGCACAGCTCAACGCTTATGTGAGATCGCATTGGCGGAAGTGGGCTATATCGAAACGCCTGATAACATCACAAAATACGGTGAATTTACAAAAGCCAATGGGCTGGCTTGGTGCGGATCGTTCGTCAATTGGTGCGCTCATGAAGCTGGCGTGAAATTGCCATCGATGGTCAGCACGGCAATGGGAGCGGCTCGAATGAAAGATGTCGGTCGCTGGCATACAGAGAATCCACAGCCAGGTGATCTCGTATTTTTTGACTTCCCGCACGATGGCATCGATCGCATCAGTCACATTGGAATTGTCGTTGCGATCCAGGACGGCGCAATCATTACTGTCGAGGGTAATACCGCACCTGCGGGCGGGAATCAAAGAAATGGCGGCATGGTCATGATTAAGACACGCTCGCTTGGGGCAGGCTCGCCCGTAGTCGGTTACTCGCGACCTAAGTATCAACCGTTAAAGCTTGAGTATCCTGAAGTCAAGGCAAGCGAGGAAGCCGCGAGCAAAGTCAAGAAGAAAGGCAAAAAAAAATGAATCAAGCAAAGGCACTTCTCGCGTCTTGGGCGCGTTCATTCCTTGCGGCTGGATTGGCTGTATATCTTGCTGGCGTAACCGAGCCGAAGGCGATTGCAATGGCAGGCGTAAGCGCCGTTGCACCCGTAATCTTGCGATGGCTAAATCCAAACGATTCCGCATTCGGGCGCTCAAAGGATTAATCACAGGACTTCTTGCGCTAGGGGTATCAAGCTGTGGTTACGATGGGTGGGTCAGATACCCCTGCCAGGAGTTCGAGAATTGGTACGCCGATGAATGTCAGCCGCCGCAATGCAAAGTCACGGGAATCTGTGCTTCAGACTTGGTTGGCGACATCGTTGAACGCTCGAAGCCCTAAATATCAGCGCCGCCTAACACCTGAAGATATACACGCCCGATTGATCCTGATTATTGGATCAGTCCTGGCTTTTGTATTTCTGATTATCAGCTTCGGCATCACTTACGCATTGATATTTGTGACGCAACCTATTGGCGCACAAGCTCCCAATGATGCGGCATTCATTGATCTTCTGAAGACGCTGGCGATATTTCTGACCGGTGCGCTTGGTGGCGTGCTCGCAGGTAATGGCTTAAAGTCCAAGCCAAAGCCAGGCGACACGCCGAAATCTGAACGGGATTCTTGATTCTGTCAGAGCTGTGCTTCACACTGATACAAGAGCGACCGAATGTGTCGCTCGATCAGGAGCAAGACAATGGAAGAAATCAATATGAGCATCACAGGCATTCTGACCTGCCTGGCGCTGATGGCTTTAGCGTATATGGTCGGATTTAGCAAGGGTCATGAAGACGGGTGGGGCGAAGGGTATGCACGCGGATTCTCACGCGGTAAGACTCGCGGATCATCACAGGTTGGAGCTGATGAATAATGGCATTCAACCTAGACAATTATGAAGATGTAAATGCCAGGATTAAGAGATTCCGATCCGAATTCCCGACAGGTCGCCTGGAATGCTACATCGAAGACATTGACATCAAAGCTGGATATATCTTGGTCAAAGCTTTGGCTTTTAGAAATTACGAGGACGAAAAGCCAGCCGCTACCGATTACGCCTACGAAGTACGCGATTCATCAAAGATCAATGCGAATTGGTGGGTCGAAAATTGCGTGACATCGGCATACGGTCGCGTCATTGGCGCTTTAACGCCTTCTGAAGCCCGTCCGACCCGTCAGGATATGGAACGGGTACAAAGAATCGAAGATGACCACAAAAGCCGCCAGGACGCGGCTCATGGGCTTTTAACGGCATACGAGATTGAGCAGATGAAAGCCAAAGCTCAAACAGATCAGTGGAGTAATCCCGTGCCATCGATGGCTGAAGCCATTGAGTCATTACAGGCAGGTTTGGGCGGTCAGATCGTGCCACAGTCACCTGTATGCAAGCACGGTCACATGCTTGAGAAATCGGGCACTTCAGACAAAACGGGCAAGGCATATCACGGCTATACCTGCCCATCGAAATCGCGCCAGGATCAATGTCCGCCGATATGGTGGAAGCAAGTCGATGGGCAATGGTTGAGCCCAAGTGACTATCAAGATTACTTGAACGAGCGTGGTCGATGAAAAGCCTGCGCGATATTGCTTTGGAATTGGCGGCAATCACGGTCATTGCTGATTCTGCCAAAGATGCCAAAGAGAAGCTGAGAGCCGAATTTGCTCAAGCTTTGGAAGCTGTGGGAGCTGACGCGGCAAAGGCAAGTCTTGATGGCGATGAAATCGCCAAAGTATCGCTGATTAAGCCAAAGCGATCTGCGGTGATAACCGATGATGCCGCATTCTTACGCTGGACGAAAGACAATGCACCGACTGAGATCATCGAATCAGTCCGAGAGTCATATCGCAAGGTATTGCTCGAAGACATTGAGATTCACGGCAACGATGCAATACACCCGACATCGGGAGAAATCTTGTCATTTATCACGATCGTGGATAAAGCGCCGTATATCAGCACACGATTTCAGCCTGACGGTAGGGCAAAGGTTATTGATGCCATTGCATATCATCGATTGCCGATGATGATGACGCTCAAGGAGCTGACCGAATGAAATACACCTTGACGGCAGAACAACAAATCAAAGCAAGTCAAGTTGGTCAGATCAGAGCTGAAAGATATTGGGCTCAATTCTCAGGTGCATATACTCGCAAAGAAGACAATCCTGGAGATTGGAATCGGTTAAAGTCCAATTTCTTTGAATTTTGTGCTTTGCAAATGGAATCAATCGCGGCTGAGATGGTTGTGGGCGAATATCTAGGGCTTCCGTATGGCGATCTCGGTGATGAACGATTCAAGGCACAAGCTGATGTGGGATCAAATATCGAAGTCAAATGGACTAAATGGGCAGATGGATCATTGATTATTGTGCCGCGTGACCGGTCATCAGACATTGCCATTCTTGTCACGGGATCATGTCCGACTTATTTCATCAAAGGCTGGATACCGATTGCTGTGGCTAAACAAGAGCGATTCAAATCGAGCAAAGATTCATCGTGGTGGGTAGGTCAATTACACCTGCGATCAATCGATACATTCAGGAGATCGTCTTATGCTGAAGCTAGTATGCCGAATCTGCAAAGTTAAGACCGAGCATTCAATCGTGCGTGACTTCCAGGATCGCATGCCAGCCGACAAAGCGGTGGCAGAATGTCATGGCTGTGGGGTAATGGGCGTTGTGCAATTAGAGACTTTCGAGCCCAATGTCTGACTTCTCACGGCAATGGCTTGAAGCTTTGGCATTGGAGATTGAGCAATTGTATGCCGATGCAGAGTTATCCACAGATGTGGAGCGTATAGTGGAATACATTAGACAGTGGCGAAAGTAGGTGTCCGAATTGTCGAGAATCACCCAATCTTGCACGCTCAGACTTGACAGCATCAGTACGCTCCTGGCGCGACCGCGAGCCGCTTCGCGTGTTAGCTCGCGAGGTCGATCGCTAAGGGCAGTCCTATGTCTTAGCGGCTTTGCGGCTCTGACGGTCATATCTACACCTGCAAATGCTAATCAAAATGATGTGATGAATTTGAAGCTGTATGCTCATAATCTGATTAGCAATTGGAATGAATTTGTATGTTTCAATGATCTTATACATCGTGAATCGTCTTGGCGTTATTGGGCAAAGAATGGAAGTCATTACGGTTTAGGACAAATGCGATCTACTTGGTATCGCGATCTCAGTCCAAGAGATCAAATTAAAGCCACATTGAAATACATCGATGCAAGATATGATGGCAAGATATGTGATGGAGCATTGGCATCATCACTTAAGCGAGGCTGGTACTGATGGCATCATCACTGCGTAAGACAGGCAGTACGACACAGTGGCGCAAGATTCGTGAAATGGTATTTAAAAGAGATGGTCGTTATTGTTCAAGCTGTCTTGCCGAAGATAACTTGACCATTGATCACATTGTTGAAAGACATAAAGGCGGCACTGATGAGCTGTCAAACCTTCGGGTGTTATGTAATCGATGCAACCTTGCGCGTAATAAGGCACATAGGGGCTTTTTTTTAAGCGATAGGACAC